GATGGAAGACCGGCCAGATAAGAACGAGTTTTCTCACGTGCATGATGCTAACCAGTACGCAGACTCTGTGATGGACATGAACCTGCGCGGTGCTAACCTGTCGTCCGGCAGAAAAGAAGTTAAAAAAGTTAAGTATGCATACACTTGACCGCTTGACACGGCAGCGTACAATGCGGTAACTATTTAAGGACGACTGATGGCTACAGGTATTGCTCTCATTCCAGTTGCCCGCGCAAGTGACCTTGAGGCGGAGTCAAGAAAGCGTAGCGACGCTATGCAGAATCAACCCGTGATTCAGGGGTTGGCTTCGCACGTCCGAACCCGATGGGATAGCTCACGCACGGCTAAACGTGATCTTGAGGATCGCATGCTCCAGTGTCTGCGCCAGCGCAACGGTGAGTATGACCCCGATAAGTTGCAAGAGATTACCGAGCAGGGTGGCTCCGATATTTATATTAATTTGACCTCGGTTAAATGCCGCGCAGCGACAAGCTGGCTGCGTGATACGCTGATGGGCTCTGGCGCTGATAAGCCTTGGTCGATTGCAGGTACGCCGAATCCAGACATGCCGCCTGAGATCATGCAGGAATTGCAAGCACGACTGGCTAACGAGTTGATGGTTCACATGCAGCAGGGCGGTATGCAGCCCAGTCCCTCAGAACTGCGCACGATGGCTGTGCAGATGAAAGACGAAGCTGAGCGTGAGATGCGCGAGATGTCCACAGACCGCGTACACCGCATGGAACGTAAGATGGAAGACCAGTTGCATGAAGGCGGCTGGTATAAAGCGTTTAATGAATTTTTAGACGACATCGTTACATTCCCGTACGCTGTTCTCAAGGGCCCGATCAAGCGCAAACGCAAGACCCTGAAGTGGCAGAACAACGAGTTGGTTCCCGTCGAAGAGATTCGCAACGAGTGGGAGCGCGTTGATCCGTTCATGCTGTATTGGGCTCCGTGGTCATGGGAGTTGGGCGATGGGTATGTGATCGAGCGTCACCGCATGACTGCAGAAGACTTGCAAGCTCTGATCGATGTGCCCGGTTACAACAACGACGCTATTCGTACAGTGCTCAACGACTTCTCTACATCGGGAATGAAAGAGTGGCTGTGGACTGACGCATCGAAAGCGCAAGCTGAAGGTAAGTACGTTACTGAGGCCATCATCTCTGGCGATTTGATTGACGCAATTCAGCTCTGGGATTCTGTCAAGGGCAGCTTGCTCATCGAGTGGGGCCTGACTAAAAAAGAAATTCCTGATCCAGACTTAACGTACCCCTGCGAAGTTTGGCTCATCGGTAGCACCGTGATCCGGGCTGTCCTCAACTACGATCCGTTAGGCCGCAAGCCTTACTACCTAACAAGCTATGAGAACCTCCCCGGTTCCGTTGACGGTAAAGGCGTGACTGACTTGTGCCGTGACGCACAAGCGATGGTGAACGCATCAGGCCGCGCACTTGCAAACAACATGGGTATCAGCTCTGGCCCACAGGTTGGAGTTAACATCTCTCGCTTGCCATCCGGTGAAGATATCACGGACATGCACCCATGGAAGATTTGGCAGTTCTCGTCTTCTGATTATGGTGACAACTCACCTCCTATTACGTTCTTCCAACCCCAGAGTAATGCCAACGAATTGATGGCTGTGTTTGAGAAGTTCTCTGCACGCGCGGACGAAGACACAATGATTCCTCGTTACATGACTGGCGAGAACACACCCGGCGCAGGACGCACATCATCTGGCTTGTCCATGTTGATCTCCAATGCTGGTAAGGGTATCAAGCAGGTTATTAGTAACATCGACAAGAACGTTATTACTCCAGCCATCGAGCGCTTGTACCAAGACAACTTGCGCTACAGCAAAGACCCCGACCTCATTGGTGACGTGAACATTGTTGCCACTGGTGCGTCTAGCCTTGTGATTAAAGAAGCCGAAGCGGTTCGCCGTAACGAGTTCTTGCAGGTTGTTCTTAACAGTCCTGTTGCTCAGCAGATCGTAGGAATGGACGGCACTGCCGAGTTGCTGCGCGACCAAGCTAAAAACTTGAGTGGCAACATTGACCGCATCGTTCCTGATCGTCAGCAACTTAGCGTTGTACAGCAGCAACAGCAGACCATCACACAATTGCAAGAACAACTGGCACAGGTTATGGGCGAGATGCAGAATATGGGAATGGCTCCAGAAGGCCCCGGCGGTATGACGTCGGGCCCAGCTCCAAAGAATATGCTCCCAGATGGTAGCCAAGTCGGTGGTCGCGAGGGCAATATGATGTCCCCAAGACCAAACGGAATTTAAATATTGTTGACTGTAGAAAAAGTCAGTGGTATAAACGCGACATATGAAGATTTTTATAGGCCAAAAGCCTGACCCCCAGCACATGCAAGCGTTAGTTCGCTGCAAGCTGGGAGACAACGGAGCCTTGTTGGACTTGTTCCGCAAGAAACTAGAACACACGAAAGACGCTTTAGTCCTAGCTGATGATTTAGTTTTAGTCCACCGTTTACAAGGTCGCGCAGAGGTCTTAGCAGATTTTCTCGAGGCGGTTGAGAGATCGTCCGAGATTTTCGACCGGGTCAGATGACCCGAATTTTGTAGTCCGTAGCAAACCATTATGTGTAAGGCAGACCGCAGCAGGAGCCCGAAACAGAGTTGGAGCTTTTAGGAGATATTGATGGCGTTACCAAGGCAAGTTGAAGCCCAGTTAAAAGAACTGGAAGAGATCGAAAAGCAGCTAGCTGCACAGCAGAATCCACAGGCAACCCCTGAAGACCCTGCACCACAGCAAGCACAGCCCGCAGAACCTCCCCAGAACATCGAACCGGTTGCTCCACAGCCAGAAGTTAAGCCAGAAAAGCCAATTGAACCGGAAGTACCGGAAGAGACATGGCAGCAGAAATACAAAACCCTTAAGGGTATGTACGACGCAGAAGTGCCTCGCTTGCATTCAGACGTAAGAGAATTACGCTCCCAAATGGATAAATTCCAGAAGGCAGCCGAAGCTCCTAAGCCAGAACCCAAGCCCGTGAAATCCGAGAAGTTGGTTACGGATGCTGATGTTCAAGCATTTGGTGAGGACTTAATTGAAGTCCAACGCAAGGTTGCCCGCGAAGTGGCATCGGAGTTTCGAGGTGAACTCGACGCTATGAAGGCTGAGAATGAAAAGTTGCGAGAGCAGCTTACTACAACCGGCACTCAAGTATCAGAGGCATCCTTTGAGCAACGTCTGTACCGAATGGTTCCAGACTTTCAAGCAGTTAACGCCGACGACCGTTGGATTGGCTGGCTGAATGAGGTTGATCCTCTGCTCAGAGCACCTAGAAAATCTGTTGCACAAGATGCGTTTAACCGAGGCGATGCCGAAGCCGTTGCACACTACATTGGGATGTTCAAAGCGAGCGTCGCCCCTGCAGAGCAACCAAGCGATAAAGCCGCTGAACTTGAAAAACAAATCCAGCCGAACCGTTCTGCATCTAATGCGCCAGTTTCACAGCAGGCCAAAACATATACGGATTCACAAATCCAGAAAATGTTCCAGAAGTCTGTTGAAATGAGCTCTAGAGGTCAGCGCGATGAAGCAATGAAACTTGAAGCTGAAATTGATGCCGCTTACAGAGAAAATCGCGTTCGAGCGTAACTCCCTGCATGCAGCATTTACCCAACCTGTTTTTTATTTAGGAGGCCAAAATGGCTGCTGTTTATCCCGTCACGGGCTCTGGTGTATTTGATACCAACCCTTCTTACTCCGGTGCCTTTATCCCCACGCTGTGGTCAGGCAAACTCTTGGCTAAGTTCTACCAGAACACCATGTTGTCTGAAGTCAGTAACACTGACTACGAAGGCGAATTGAAGAACCAAGGCGATACAGTCCGTATCCGTTTGGCTCCTTCCATCAGCATTTCTGACTACACTATTGGTCAGAATTTGACTTACGAAGTCCCCACTCCTATCTTCCAAGATATGCAAGTGACTAAGGGCAAGTACTTCGGCGTGCAAGTCAATGACGTGTTGGCCTATCAAGCTGACATGAACATGATGAACATGTTTACAGAAGACGCTGCCAAGCAGTTGAAGATCGCCATCGAAAACGAAGTGTTTTTCAACAGTTTCGTGACTGAAGGCCCTGCTGCTCAAAACGAAGGCGCTACTGCCGGTAAGATTTCTGCTGCCTACAACTTAGGTACAGACATCGCTCCTATCGACCAAGCTACTCCTGAAAACGTGTTGAAGGCTATCCTCCGCATGTCTACAGTCTTGGACGAGCAGAACGTTCCTGAAGATGGCCGTTTCTTGATTATCAGTCCCTTTGACCGCCAGTTGTTGATGCAATCTAGCATCGCACAAGCGTACTTCACTGGTGACCAATCTAGTGTTATCCGCACTGGCAAGATCGGCATGTTGGATCGTTTCAGCGTCTATGTGTCTAACTTGCTGCCCCGCGGCGAAGCTGCTAAAGCACTGGTTGCTGGTCTGTCTGCTACCTCCGGTGGTGCGGCTGTCTCCAACGCTAAGGCCCGTCGTTTGATGGTTGCTGGTACAAAGGCTGCTACGTCTTTCGCCATGACCATTAACAAGACAGAACCTTTGCGTAACCAGACTGACTTCGGCGATATCGTCCGTGGTTTGGCTGTCTATGGCCGTAAGGTTGTTAAGCCTGAAGCTCTTGTTACCGCTCTTGTCGGCTCTGCCGCCTGATTGGTGATACAGTTAAGGGGCCCTTCGGGGCCCCTTTTCACATCCGGAGAAACATATGACTGCTCTTGAACTGATGGAACGCCTTGATGGCGAAATCCTCAACAACAAAATTCGTGCGCACATTTTTGGCGAAATCGTTATTCTTGCTCGTCTTGTAGACCAAGATTGGGTCTTGACTGACCGCGGCATTCTCCTGACTAATGAGCATTCCAACTTGGCTGTGGCCGAAGCTGCTGCAACAAAAACTCGCAAAGTTAAAACACAACTGGTAGAATCTGTTGAAATTACCGATGCGCCGTCTGTTGGGCTCACACAAGCTACCGAGTAAGGTACACCATGAAACCTCTGAGCGTCTTTTACCCACGAATACTGCCGTATTTACCCGGCTGCTCAGAGCCGCTTGTCGATCAAGTATTGGTC